CGCCACGACGGCGTCATAATTGCGGCCCGATGCCGCTGGGAATTCTAAGACCTGCGCACGACACCGTAGGTCAATCACCGCCCACGACGGAGCCGACAACGAGCGCACTGCGTCGTGGTACGCACCGAGGTACGCCTCGACACTTGGCGCAATGTCTGACAATCCCAAGCCCATGCCTGCGGATCGTAGCAACGCGAGGTCGGTGATGGTCCACTCCGCCATCATCACGTGGCCAGTCCCGCCGAGCGTCTTTGTTTGGACACGTGCGGAACTCATACCGATTGCGCTGATGATTCGCATGGGGATGTCCGCAATTTCTGCGGAGTCCTTCAGCGATGCACCGCGGTATACCGTCGTCACTCCGCTGACGGTCATTGCCTCGACCGCGTCAAGGATGCTGTCGAGTTGTGACATTACGAGTGCCTCACGTATTTCTTGATGATGGTTGTGACGTCGCTCGGGAACCGTCCCGGCGCCATAAGCACGCCGTCTGCGCTGATGATGTTGCGGTCAGTATCCGGGCCACCTTCGCGGCGTCGGTACAGATACGCGCCAAGCATCAACGTCGCGTTGACGATGTCCGCTGGTGGCGTCGTTGAGTATGCGAAGCGACCGACCACACTGATGGAATACTCCGGCGAACCGGTGAATGTCCATTCGACGTTTGCAGAGTCTTTGAGCCGGATTGCGTACCATGGCGTGATGTTCTTGTCGACCATGACGACGTCGGACAACGAGACCGCGGTACCGTTGCCGTTGGTTATCGATGTGATGGCGCACAGGTCTGCACCGAGCCACAAGGTTCGCCCGTCGTCTTCAAGATCGCCCAGATAATCACGACGCCACAACGGCGTATAGTACCGTGTGGTGTCTGCGGCCGCCTCGAATAAGCGGTGCGTCTGTCGTTCGATTTCGGTCTGCGCACGGCTCACCGCGTTACCGAGTTGAGTGTCGTCCGTCGTAGCGGTTGCGCCGATGTACGCACGCAAATCCGCAGCGGTTGCGTATGCCACTTAGACCACCTTTGTCGTGCGCTTCGGTTTCTCCGCTGGCGCTTCGTTCTCCAACGCAACGGCCGAACCTTCGGCGATGAGTTGCTTGGCTTCCGCTTCGCTCACTTCGACGATTTCGCCAGCGCTGTACGGTGTGCACGCTTTGGTCTCTGCGTCTCGGAATACGATGCCCGATAACATTTGAATCTTCATAGTGGGGACTCCGTATGTGGATGAACTGCCGAGGATTCCTCGGCAGTTCATCCGGATGACTAAGCGTGGACGCCGACCGAGAAGGCTTCGATTTGGGTCACGTCGCCACCGTAGCGCCATGAAGCGACGATGTAGGTCAAGCCCTTGCGCACGTCGCGCCAGCGCTCAATCTGCACACCGCTTGCACGCTCGACAAATGCGTAGTATGCGTAGTTACCGAAGATGACCGACTTGTTGGTTGTGCCGATTGCGGCGATTTGTGCCGACAACATCACCGGCCAACCTTCGACCGTGCGGTTACCGTTCACGGTGTCCGTGATGCGGTTGTAGTTGGTCAGGTCCAATGTCTTCAATGCGCCCCAAGTGGAGTTCTGCATAATGAAGCCGGTTTCCCCGTTGGTCAGGTACTCGCCTGCAACGTCGGTGCTGAGCCCGACAATCTGCGCGTTGGTGATTGCCGCTGCGCTGAATGCGAAGGTGTTCGTGACGCGGGTCAAAAGGCCGTAAGGCTGCGAAGAACCGGAACCGTTGACGATGTAGTTGTTGGCGCTGACTGCCATCGCCCGTGCGATTTCGTTCTGCAGGAATTGCTCAAGGTTCGACGAAGTGTCGGCCATGAGTTCATCTGACAATGCGAACTCAAGGGTGTCTTTGTAGAGTTGGATGGTCTTTGAGTTGGCGAGGTTTGGCTCGCTGGCTGTTGCGGTCACACCTTCGGCAACAATCCCCGGAGTTGCCTTGACGGACTGCGCAGGCATAATGTGCTTCCACGATTCCGTTTGTACACGTGTGAAGCCAATCTGACCCAAGAACGAAAGTTCGTCACGGCGTGCGACAATTTCGCGGTTGATGGTCGTTGGTACGGTGAAGCCGCCGTCGTTGTTGGTTGCTTCGGTCAGTGTCTTGAACGCTGCCTTCTTGGCGTTGTGCAAGGTGTTCATCACGCTGGCATCGTCGCTGCCACGCATGAACGACTTGTACGCCTGATGGTACTCGTTGCTCTCGAAGGGGCTGCTGGTTTCGACAGCGGCTGGTGCGCTCTTCATTGCAGGAGCGGCGTGGATCGTGCCACCGTTCACCGGTTCGCCGGCGAGTTCGTTGATGGCGGCCTTGACTGCGTCTTTGATGTTGTCCATGGTGTTGTGTGTTTCCTCTGTAGGTACTGCGGTTTTGATATCGTCATGACCGGTTTTCGCTGCCGCAGTGCGCACAGTGGTTCCCTTGGTCGAGACTTCGGTAGTGGTGCGGGGCTCCGCTGGGGTTGGCGTCAATGAGATTTCACCGACGACCCAGCGTTTGATTTCGCCGTCAACGCGCTCGACGAGGTGAGGCAATGCGCCGGTACTAAGGCCAAGCGCGCCCTGCTCGGCGAGTTTCATCACGTCGGCTGCGTATTTGTGCCGGCGGTCAAGTTCGATTTGTACGTCAATACCTTCGTCCGACGGCGTCCATACTTTGACGACGCCAATCTGTGACTTAATGCCACCGAGTGCGTGGTCGTAGTACACCGGCATCCCAACGAAGGGACGCGAACCGCCGAAGTCGGTATCTTTGCTGAATCGGTCACCGGTCAGGTCCTCGCCGCCGTACACGACACCGCGACCTTTGAGGGTGAATGGTGCTACGGCTTTGATTGCGTGTGGTGTTGACTTCATTTGACCCCCAGCAGGCGACGTGCAAAGCGCTTGACCGCTTCTTTGTTTATTGTCGCGGTGTTGTCAAGGGCTTTGTCTTCGTCGTCCATTGCGTGCATTGACGCGACTTCTTCGACCGGCTCTTCGACCATCGCTTCGGCTTCTGCGACGACTTCCTCGGCCATGTC